ATATATGCCATAACAAACAACTACAGCAAGACTGCATCTGGGAAAAATACATCAGCAGAACTTAATACACCATTTAATTCTATCTTTGACCCAGATGAGATAGACACAAATGAGTCATTTAGAAAATATGCACTATCTGGGGTAATCCAGGGAACCATGCTTAGTGGAGTAGACCAGTCATCTCCACCAGAATACAACATATACTTTGATGAATTTGGAACAATCATGAGAGAGGTTGCATCTTTTAATATTAAATACGACAAAGCCTATCCAGCACTATTTGCAAAACTTTCTCCGACATTTAATAGAATAAAAGGATACAGTGTTTCTGGGTTTAGAGCAGGGGCATACGGTGCAGAGTTTTTAGTTTTTAATGCAACTGATCAAGCACTAAGTCTAGATGCATCTTCAGGAAACTATTTAAGAATACAGGGAATAACTTTTACTCAAGAAAATCAAAACTCGCTAACTGTTGATGACTACTTTTCAAAAAATAGTGATCCGTCTAACCCAGACTTTAAGGGAGGTGTTTTGGTCTCGTACCCAAATAAAGTTGCAAAAGAGTATCAAGATATAAAACTTAGCAGAATGACATATGGAACTAAAGAGTTTAATTTAGAAACTCCATATGTACAGAGTCAAGATGCAGCAAATGAATTGATGGAGTGGATGATTGGGAAAGTCATGAAGCCTAGAAAGTCTTTGGGTGTTAAGGTTTTTGCTATGCCAACAATACAATTGGGTGATATAGTAAAAGTAGATTATATTGAAAACGGAATAGACAAGGTTGGATCAACAGATAAAAGGTTTGTTGTTTATAATATAAGTTACTCTAAAGACTCTATGGGTCCAAGCATGGTTCTATTTTTAAGTGAGGTGGCATAATGACAGAGGCAACGCCAAATGTTCCAAATTCTCAGACTACTAAAGAGGTAGACTCAGTAAAGATTGCAACCCCAGATTTAAAAGTATTTAGTGATGAATTGATCCCTATAGAGATTATGACTGATTTAATTTTTGAAGATATTGGTGGCACAGAATTAATAAACATATCAAGAAATGATTTAATTAATGGGCAGAACACTCTTTATCAGCCAATAAAAAACATAAGTAGCATCTTCTTTCAGTATAATCCAAACAATATTTTGGGACTTCAAGATACATCAGACACAATATTTAAAAATTTTCCTATTAAATTTTCCAATAAGGTACCAAATTTTGGAACAGGTCCAAATGGAGAGATTGTATATATCGAAGAGAGTACTGGAAACCTAATAATAAATTTAGTAAACATGGAAAAAAATGAGCAAGTGGATGTTGAAATCCTGACTACTGGCACGGTATTTAATGGTACAATATATGAGGTGAATGAATAATGATAACTAATAGCGGTAAGAGTATTATAGGAAAATACCTAATTGGGCAAGCCCCAGCGTATGCTTCCTACATAGCAATTGGATGCGGACCAAAACCAAAAGACACAACCTATGAGTTTTCATCACAGGATAAATCAGATTTTTCTGCAAAGCAGTCACTAGACTTTGAGATGTTTCGTGTACCAATAACCTCAAGAGGATATGTCACAGAAAATAATCAAACAAAGGTTGTATTTACAGCAGAACTTCCAACAGAAGAAAGATATGAAATTACAGAGGTTGGACTTTGGTCAGCAGGATCTAACCCATCAGCAAAGTCAAATGATAGTAAAACAGTGTTTGCATTTGATGATACAAAAAATTGGGTGATAAGCCCAACACTTGAGCAAATACCTATTGTGCCTGGACCACTGGATGCTGGAAATAACGGGGTAGATGATGAAGGAAATAATCACATCACTGTTACATATCCTATATTTAAAACAAATTCAGATAATAGAATTTTTACAGATGTAGATAGGGTAGACAGATATGAACGATGCAGGTTCTTAAATCGAATAATAATGATGCGTGGAGACTCTTCAGAACTAGTCCTTGACGGCGATCATTTAAGTTTGGAGAGCGGATCTCCTATACTTCTTGGCTCTGAGTCACTAAACTTTACACAAAATGCACCAACTGATGAGTTAAAACTAGCATTCTCTGTTATTAATAAAGACCCAGATCCATCTTTCGTTCCAGACAAGGTTAGAATTTTAGTAGAGTTTTCTTCTTCAAGCGTATTTGGTGAAGGAGAGTGGGCAAGGTTTGAGGTTATTCTGGATTCTTATGATTTTACTACTAATAGATATATTGTCATAACAAAACAATTGCAAGAGATGCACAAGAGTAGCGCAGGTTTTAGTTGGTCTTCTGTGAACACTGTAAAGATTTACTCATCTATTATAGATGGTCTGTCAACATCTTCTCAGTTTTATATAGGGCTAGATGCTTTAAGATTAGAAAATAAAGATACATCTAATCCACTTTATGGTTTGACAGGATATACTATAATTAAAAATAGTGATTCAAAAACAATTGTAAAATCTGCAAATAAAACAAGTTTTATTGAGTTTAGATTTGGTATGGATGTAGGATAATGACAACGCCAGATCCTGGAATAAAGAAGGTAACTATCTTAAAGAAAGACCTTCCAGAATTTAATGGTGACACTGCATCCTACAAGGTTAGGTATAGAATAGTATCAGAAGATAGAAACAGATTCTCGCACTGGTCTCCTACACACTCGGTTGCAGTTGCACAAGTAGACGATATCCCATACTATATTGCAAACACAGATAATGCCATAATAACTACTGTATGGTCACCAACTGATGACCTAAAATCACAGTTTGACATTTATATTAGATGGGATACCGATCCAGAAGGATACTGGAAATATTATGGATCAGTGCTAACCAATACATACTCTGTTTTAAAAAAATCTGGGGCCTCAACTTTTCAAATTGCTGTTCAGGTTCCAACATTTCCTAAAAAGAGATACACTTTGGCAACTTTATTTGAGAGTACGCCAATGGCGTTTTAATGGTATAATTATAATATGGCTATATTAAATGTTCCAGAAAGAGGCCAGCCTCTAGATGTGTCTACAATTTCACAGATAGTTAATGCTATTAATACACTTTCTACATCAGTAACTAATTCAACATACAAGTATGTAACAGTTGACACTCAGGGCGCAGGAAAGCAGAGCGTAAAAACTTCAGACGCTAAAATTATTGGCGGATATGTTGATGTTGTAAATAACTCAAGTCAAAATGCTGGAGACGAGGTTTCGTTTTCTTATGATTTTTCAGATTTTAAATTTGCTCCAATAGTAACTGCAACGCCAGTAAATGTTACAAATACTCCAGCAGGAAAAAATGTATCAGTTATATTAAAGCCAGTCACAACAACAAAGGTTGAAGGTGTAGTAAAGTTTAATACCACTGGTGAGGCCACCATAGGTGTAAATTTAATTATAGTTGGAATACCTATTTAATGTTAATATGTTCAAAGTGCAAATCAAGAATGTTTATAGACAGAACATTTAGTTCTGTTAATCATTTAGAGGTGTACTGTTTAACATGTGGGAATAGAAAGTTTTTAAATCCACCAGAGAATTCTAAAGAGGGAAGATGGCTACTAAAAAGGGAACAATTGAGAGCGAAGGCTACAATCAGTCCGCTATAATTCAAGGTAGTAAAAAGGTTTGGTTTTTAAATGGAGACCTTGTTAGAATTTATCATCTTAATAAGTCTAACGGAATTATGTCTGTTTATAATATTACTAAAGATCAAATTGAAAGTTGTCTAGTTAGTGATTTTAAAAATAAAAGAGAACGAGCATACACTGTAGGACAGACTGCTGATTTAGTTAATCGTCACAAAAAGTATATGCCATCATTAATGAAAAGAGGAGTCATTCCAGTCCCTACAGGATCGCAAAAAGGCGGTGATAGAGGGTGGCAGGTAAGATCATATTATTCAGAATCGCAAGTAAGAGAGATACGTGATATACTTGCTACACACCACATTGGTAGACCAAGAAAAGACAATTTAATAACAAATGATATTACGCCCAGCAAGCAAGAGTTGACACGAAGGATGGGCGATGGTATACTTTTATATACAAAGACTGAAGATGGAAGATTTATTCCTATTTGGAACGAATCTATAAACTAGTCCCTTGGAGGGGTAATGACAGAAGAGACAAAGGTATCGGTAACACTTGGGTATACGCTTAACCTAGGTAATTTTCAATCACTAAGGTTAGACCTTGGTGTTATTGACAGCAAGCGTGATGGTGAAAATACAGACCAGGCTTTTGAAAGAGTTTATAAGTTTGTAGAAGATAAACTTACAGAAAAAATTAAAGAAGCACAGTCAGAGGCCGAAGAGTCCTAATGGCAGATCGCAAAGACCGTATGGCTTTGCTTTCAAGGTACAGTAAGTATCATACTGCAAGGTACGAGTCAAAGCCATCACTAAACCTAAATGTTGAACAATGGGCATCTGATGCACTTGTTGAGTCCTATGGCATTTCTGTTTGCTATGACTTGCTTGAGTATTATTTTAAAATTGCCCAGACACCAAGTTGGAACCATTTTGCATATAATGCAGAAAAAATTCTACAATCAAAAAGAGATAAAGACCAAGATCAAAAGGAAAGATTGGAGCGCAGAGAGATGGCTAAGGAGTGGCTAAGTGAATAATACAGAGGCAAAACTACTTTCTGCTGTTCTTCAAGATAAACAAGTACACGTTTTACTGCAAAACAACATTGATTCTCTGCTAAGGACTCACGGAGATATCTGGAATTTTATTAGGATTTATTCAGAACAAAATGCATCCGTGCCACCAGCATCATTAGTCGTAGAAAAGTTTAGAGACTTTGAGCCAATCAAAGATGTTGGCTCTACAAAGCACCATCTGGCTGAACTGCAAGTTGAATATTTAAATGATAGTCTAAAAGACATTCTTAGATCCGCAGCCTCCGATGTTCAAGGTGGCCATGGAACCGAAGCACTAGAAACTTTAATTACAAAAACTTCAGAGTTAAAAAAGAATACGTCTACAATTCGTGATATCGATGTAACAGATCTAGAGTCTGCGATTGCTTACTTTGAAAATGTAAAGAAGCAGCAGGAACTTGGCCACATTGGTATAAAGACTGGTCTTCCAGGGTTTGACAACTACTTACCTTCAGGAATCATGCCAGGACAGTTGGGAGTTT